TGCGATATAAGAAACTGATCAACACAGTCCCGGAAGAAGTCATGCAATGGATCAGAGAGTTCGTCATGGTCGGAGTCGAGTACAAGCTCACTGATATAGTTGATCAGATCAGGTCAGCATTTCAAGAGCATCAGAAGACCATGCACCGAGTCATTATGCAGTGGATCATCGACACCTTCAAGTTCATGAATCGCAATGTCACCAAGAAGACAAGCCGAGATGGGGTGTACTTCACGGTAGGGTGATGTTGTGCATAACGTTTTGCAGCTAAACGAGGTGGCTGATTAATACCTCGAAACTTAATACGAAGAACAATGGATGAAAGAGATTACAAAGCTATGAACGAAGAACTGAACCAGCCATCTTGTTTAGGTGCTGTTAGCAGTAGTTGTTTGTGTGGTGTTCCTTATGTGGAAACTAAGAAGTCGGACATACCTTATGATACGGATGACAATGTTTATTACACAGATATTTTAATACATCATTGTCCTAAATGTGGCAATATTGATAGGATTGATGAGTATTAAACAATTACTGCTAACGGATTGGGTATTGCCGAAGGTGGGGCATTAAACCACCAAAGTTAATTAAAAGTACAAAAGATGAATATAGATACAAAAGTTTATAGAAAGCACGAAAACCCCACTTTTGGCAATACCTTGTTAGGTGCAGTGCCTTTGGTGTCGGAAGTGTATTTAATGGATAATATCGAATTGATGAAACATTACCCTGATAAATACTTCGATTTGGCTGTGGTAGATCCGCCTTATGGTTATGGAACTAAAAAAACTGGCATACTTAATTTCAGAATGGAAGCAAAAGAAAAGGAATGGAACACCGCCCCAACACTTGAATACTTTACTGAATTAATTAGAGTAAGTAAAAACCAAATAGTTTGGGGCGGTAATTACTTCCCTTGCTTATGGGAACTTGGTGGCAGATGTTTTATTTATTGGCACAAAGGAAACCCTGTACCAAATTTTGCAGATGGTGAATTGGCTTGGACTTCATTTGACAGAAACGCAAAGCAATTTGATTATAGGTATTATGGCAATTTAGAAGGTAAAACAAGTGCAAGTGATAAATTTCATCCAACGCAAAAGCCTGTGGCATTATATGACTGGGTTTATAATGAATTTGCAGAGGAAGGAATGAAAATACTTGATACGCATTTAGGAAGTGGAAGCAGTAGAATTTCAGCCAATAAAGCAAAATTACACTTTGTCGGTTGTGAAATTGACGAGGAATACTTTAACAAACAAAATAAAAGATATGAGGAATTTGTCAGTCAGGCTCGTTTATGGTAGGCGGTCTCTTGGCATTGCACCTAACTCCCAGCTTCCCGATATGAAACAAAAGAGAGCAGTCGAATGGCTATGGAACTTAAGCCAGACAAAAGAACTTGAAGCATCAGACTTTGAACAAGCCATCGCTATGGAGAAGGAGCAGATAATGGATGCATATAATGAAGGATATCACATAAGAGATAGTAGGGGAGATTTATCATATAATCCAACTGCAGAACAATACTACAACGAAACATATGCAAAATTATGAAGTACAACAAAAGTGGAGGGAACTGTTAGGATGAAAATCATAGTTAAACATTTTGAAACTGAAATTGAGGTTTCAGATAACCAAGCAATGGATGATGGTAGAGGATTGCTATACCATAATTGGAACTATACGAAGGAGATTCTTGCAGAAATGGTTGAGAAGGTTAAAGAGTTGAGTAAGATCGGAAATTCCGATAAATCTATTCAAGATGAATAAGACCGCACTACAACAACTGATCGAGTGGGGTGATAAGATGATGGAAGATCATCCTTTCAAAGTTCTTTCATTTGCTGAAGCCATTGACAAGGCTGAGGAACTTCTGGAGCTTGAACGACACCAACACGGTCAAACTTGGGACGCTGCAATCCATGCACATGTTGCCAGAGGTCATGTCTATGCCCGGTCAATGTGCGACTTCGATGATTACTGGGGGGATCGGTGAGGGTCATGTGGGGATCTTGCGGGGTTATGTGGGGCAAAAACGAGGCAGATGTTATGATGCGTGAGGTTGATGTGACGTTGTTGCGAGGATCTAACTCGCTGATATTGTAAGATAACGATTATGTGATGATACCAAGGCTATCTATTTTATATATATATATTTATTTTTTTTTAATTCCTTCTTTACGTTTTTTTATATAAAGTATCATAACATCATAACATAGTTAGAAAATCAATAAGTTAGAACGTCACAATTCCTAACATTATCATCACGCATCATCACAATGAATTTCTGATGAAGATTTATAAGACTTAAGGCAGTGCATGGATTAAAAACTTACGTTTACAAGTTAATCAAAAAAAACAACAACAATGGAACAGAAAGACAACACTGGCGCACTCTTCGCCAACGACAAGAAGACAGCAGAGAATCATCCAGACTACAATGGGAAGTGCATGGTTGATGGCAAGATGAAGGACCTCGCTGCATGGGTCAAGACCAGCAAGTCCGGGCAGAAGTATCTCAGCATATCGATTAAAGAGCCGTATAAAGCCATTACAAGCCCTCAGACGAACGATCGGCAGTCGGTTAATGTAGGACACTCAGATTTCCCTTTCTAAGCCTATAAACGAAATGAAAGCCATAATCTACCAAGATGCCCGGAAACAGTGGAGGTGGAGGATCCTGTCCCGGAACGGCAGGATCATCGCTGACTCCGGTGAAGCGTACACCAGACGCACAAGGTGCATGGATGGGCTGAAGCTACTTCAGTCGATCTGCGGTCAGGAGATTCAAGTCATCATCGCATGAACATCAGTTTGGTACACCCCAGCTTCAAGCGACCTCGACAGGCGCATGACTGCTACAAGCATTGGGTGATGAAGAGCGACAATGCCTGCGAGTATGAGTGGATCATCTCACTCAGCGACAACGACCCGACAGCATCGCAATACATCCACATCTTCAGGCATGAGCCAGTCACCATCATCAGCACCGGAGCGACAAACATGGTCATGGCATCCAACGCAGGGGCGAAGATCGCAGGGCAGGACATCTTGATCCTCGTCAGTGACGATATGTTTGCACCTCACGGATGGGACTCGCTACTGCTCGACTGGTTTGCTCGCCATCCAGAGCCTGCGGTCCTGCAAGTGCATGATGGCATTCGCTCGGACATCCTGACGATCCCAATTATGAACAGAGGCGCATACGAGCGACTCGGCTATCTCTACCATCCCAAGTACATCAGTATGTTCGCAGACAACGATCTGACTGAGACAGCGAAGGCGCATGGGATGTATCACCTTGACGAGAGCATCGAGATCGAACACAGACACTACACGGTAGGCAAGTCTCAACTTGACGAGACATACAAGCGTGAGAACTCAGCAACGGCATGGACACACGGACAGCGACTATTCAATCAACGACAGAAGATCGGCTTTCCACTGTGAAGCCGTTGTGGACGATTTACATCCTGACCATCACCGGGAGGGAGTCGATGCTCGCACGACTTCGCACACGACTCGACCCTCAGGTTGATTGTAAGCCAGTGCAGGTGATCGTGATTAAAGACAACAAAGAGCATAGCATCGGAGAGAAACGACAGTACGCAGTGGACTCATGCAGGACCAAGTACATGAACTTCATCGATGACGATGATATGATCAGCACGAACTATGTTGATATGATCTTGTCGCAGCTCAAGCGAGATGTGTATGGTGTCGGATTCAAAGGCATCATCACGACCAACTCAAAGCATCCTCTGGAGTTCGTGCATCGTGCCGGGCTGAAGTGGAGTGATAAGCCTGAGAGATATGATGGAGCAGTGCGCTACCTTCGTCCTCTCAACCATCTTAATCCAATCATGACGAGCATAGCGAGGGAGATCGGATACAAGTCTATCAGCATGGGTGAAGACTATGACTATGCGCTGAGACTCGCAGATAGTGGGCTGGTTAAGGATAAGACGTTCATTGATCAGTTCCTCTACTACTACCAATACAGATCGAACAAATGACATACACAGATTATCCGAGAGCGATCAGCGAAGCAGCGGAGCGAGGCATCAGGTTAAACGATGAGATCGGCAACCGATGTGCTACGCAGGTCGGGAAGGTGCGAGCGCAGCAGTTAGCGAACCGTGAGCCGATCACTACGATGACCGTGAAGCGGATGTACTCTTATCTCAGTCGTGCAGGGGAGTACTATGATCCTGATGATGATACTGCGTGCGGGACCATCAGCTATCTGCTCTGGGGTGGTGAGC